GTGTACCACTGTAAAGACCTGTCTGAGCCTAGCTTACCCGAGACCCTTCAACCTACTGCAAGCTTCTTAAAGCTGCTTCAAGCTCCTCGGAGGCCAAACAAAAAAAAAGACGCCTTCGGGCGTCAAGTAAGTTTGTTCAAGTTTACCATTGGATGAGATAGTTTTCAAATTCATGTTCATTCATCCAATAATAGTCTTCATCAGGAAGATTCATCTGTGTTCCACTGACCAGTCCATATAAGTCTGAAGCATCATCCATTGTAGAATCGGTAAAGTGGATATCAGGTCCGTTACCATACAGTGACTGTTCAGTTTCTCCACACCCTCCAGAAATACCCGTTGAGTCTTCAATAGCATGATTGTACCACGCTGCACATACATCCTCAACATAACTCCCAGCTTCCATGACCTGTTTCCAATCAGCTTTGTTGTATTCAACCCATTCTGTTTCATTCTTCCAATTTGTGACAGTTCGGATAGAGGCTGTCTCCATGATGTGAAGAGCTTCTGTACAACGCTCCCCCATCGGATGAGCAGACTGACCAAAGCTGTTGAAGTATTGGCGAGCATGATTGATTGTTGTTATTGAGACTATCGCTGTCTTGTCATCCCTCGATATCATAATCATATTCTTTATTCTCCTTTCAATCGTCTAAATAGTCAAGCTCATGGATTCTTACATTTTCATAATGCTCGTTCTTGCGCATAACTTCAACCGTTTGGCTAGCTTCCTCGACCGAATCGCAATGGAGTTTCATTCCATATGAGCCGAAACCATCGTCATCAAGCACATCGTAGATTATCATAGCTTTCATTTTATTACCTCCCAAATTGTTTCACGTGAAACATTATTTAGACAGTTCGAGCAAATTTTCGACAACGACTGAGCATGTGTTGGTTGAAGCTAGCCACCCCGCAAAATATGCAGCAGCACGTTTCCATTCAGCTTCATTTAAACCATCATTGTCAGCCAGCCATTCGTAAAGCTCAGCTTCAAATCGTTCGCCATGAGACGTGCCTAATAACTTCAGCATTCTCAAAGCAATGTCCAATTCTTGTTCAATCCTGGCAAGTTTAATCATTTCCATCAATCCTCCATATCATTAGAATAAATCACATTCGTCAAGGGTATCGTAGTTTTTAATGACAATGTTTAGTATGACCGAATAAAAGTCTAACGCATCATCCTGTCCACCATCATCAAGCTCCCATTGAATCCACCGTAGTAAATTTTCAGCATATTGTTTTGTCACGTAAGTAAGCACATCGGGACACGGTTTTTTACACCATTCCCGAATATAACGAGCATGACGATTAATGAGAATTTTTTCGGGTTGTGTAAGTTTACGTCCATCAAATCCTTTCATCAACTCGTTAATCCTTTCATCACCTTGATACATTCTACCTACCATTTCCATCAATCCTCCATATTATTTAATCATACATTATTATATCACATAATATCCTTGTTTACAACTCCACGAATAACCTTGCAGCTGCTCACATCTCCTGTGGACTCGCTGAAGCTAGCTTACCCTACTGTAGGTGAGACAAGTAGCCAAGCTGAGACTAAGCTCCCCGACTCCTACTGCCTGCTTCTTGCTACTGCTGCCTTCTACTCCCTACTCCTGCCTCTTCCCGCTGAACGACTGAATTTTCCATTTGTTAGGTGAAGAGACTAGGAGTCGCTAAGTTACCCGAGCTGAGCTTCATGAAGTTGTAATAAAATGACAAAAAAAATGACCGTATACGCCACGCCGTACACGGTCATTTTGTGGGTTTGGTTATGTGGTCATATCGTCGGGCCATCCATTAAAATCGTCGTTGTAATCGTCATAACCACCGTATTCATTTTTTGGTGCGTCAGCGGTCATATACGGCGCGTACAGCGATTCAATGGGTATTATGGGTATATCGTATATATCCATTGTTTCACGCGCGACAATGGCGCGTATCGCGTCATATGTGGTCATTTCGATTCACCATTGCGAACGATGAATTTTTTCATCCATTCGTTATCGACCGCCCACAAATTGTGTGCATATTCAATGACGTTTTTTAACGTCGCGTCGTTCGTTTGCCATATCCAATTCGCGCCGTGATTATGTTTCATATCGGCGGCGAATTTGGCGCGTAAATGGCGGCGTAATAATTTACCGCCATCGTCATGCGCGAATATTGACGCGATAACAACGGGCGTTACAACGTTATATTTTTTCGATAACGCCGCCATAATTTGGTTTACCGTACACTTTTGTTTTTCCATCAACATTTGGTCATCCTCCATTTTTCGTTTGTATTTTTGACGTGAACACCGCGCGTGGGCGTGTCCATCATCAATTAATTACATGATATCGCATAATGGCGTAAATGTCAATCAATTAATTAATAAATTATCAAAATTATCAAATGCCCACCAACATTATTTTATCGGCATCGTCAAATGGGCATAACATACATACCCATACCAACACCATTTACAAAAAATGTTTGCGCGTCATCATATAGGTGGGGCAGTTCACACGTGACTCCAGATTCAAATCGAGCAAGAACAAGACTACCATAGACTACCATAGACTATCATAGTCTTCACATAGTCTCCACAAAGACCCCCCCCCAGGTAGAGACCAAAGGCCACCCGCCATCTCATATACTCACTCACACAAATATTTTATAAAATCTCATTGACAACTCCTACCTCCCTGTGGTATACTGAAATCATAAGGGAGGTAGTACCCATGACTCCGCAAGATTATACTCCCAAAACTTTATCAGAACAAATCAGAAAGCTCATGACAGCTATTCTTAACGACTTCGTCAAGCACGGAGTTATTGGTTTAGCTTTCGACCACAACGATACGCCCAGAAAGTACCACCGCATCTGGAAGGACGTATACCCTGAATACAAGGAAATGTTTGAAGCTGTTAATGAACGCTTCGTGGATGGCCTTGAGTCTGTGGCTATCGAGCGGGCGAAAGAGAAGTCCGACTCCCTCATGGTTCTTTTGCTTAAAGCTAACAGGCCGGAGAAATATAATCTCTCCACAGATGTGAACTTGAGCGCTAAGAACGACGTCCACTTCATCTTCCCCGAAGGAATGCTAACTCCAGAAGAGCAAGCACGACTCGGTGCTGTCCCGAACGATGAAAACTAGTCTATTAACGCCATTACAAGCACTAGAGCCTTACGACCCGCTACCTCATCAAAAGTGGTTCCACCAGTGTCCTAAGAAGTATCGTGCGCTGGTGTCAGGTGTTGGTGCTGGCAAGACACGCATGGGCGTAGAAGAAGTAAGAAAGTTAAATGCCCTGTACCCTGGGGGCCTAGGGGTTATAGGGAGATTGACAGCTAAGTCGCTGAAAGAGACGACACAAAGAAGGTTTTTCGAAGTTATAGAGCCTCGAATGATAGCTAACTACAACAAGAACGAGGCTAAAGTTTGGCTCTACACAGGGAAATATGCTCCTGACGGAAAACCTTTACTGACAGAGATACTATTCTTACATCTGGATGAGCCTGGTCAGTTGGGTTCTCTGGATATTAGCTGGTTCTGGATAGATGAAGCACATGAGCCAGATGGTCAAGAAGTCCCTGAGGAAGTCTTCCAAATGCTAACAGCTCGTGTAGGAAGGCATCCTGTGGGACCTGGAAAAGGGTTTATAACTTCTAACTCTGGTGGCAAGGACTGGGTATGGAAAAGATTCTTCTCGCCAGAAATGAACAAAGAACTGTATGAAGGGTTAGTTGTTCCTACTTCTGTAAACGCCAAGTACTTGCCTGTGGGGTATGAGAAGGAGTTACGAGCTAATAACCCGAAAATCTGGGCTGAAAGGTTCTTGGAAGGAAGCTTTGATGCTTTCGAAGGGCAAATATTCCCAGAATTCGATGAAAAAAGACACGTATTTCATCCAAGCGAGATACAGATAAAGACTCAATGGAGCAAAGGTGCAGGATTTGACTTCGGTGTAAGTGCTCCAACTGCTGTAGAGTATGGAGCTGTCGATAAAGATGGCGTTATATATATGTATGAAGAGGACTATGAGGCGAACGCGAAAATTGAGCGAATGGCTCGAGGGATAAAAAGGAGAGGATTCGAGTTCGTGTTCGCAGACCCATCTGTGGTAAGTAGAGGACCTGATAAAAAAAGTCCTAAAGACATATATGCCAAAGAAGGAGTCATCCTGGTACCTACAGCTAACGATATTGACTTCTTCATAACGCTTGTAACTCAGCTGTTGAGGTCAGATAAACTGAAAATCAGTACCAGATGTAAGAACTTGATTGACCAGTTGAAACAGGCGGCATGGAATCCGAAGACTATCAGTGGGGCTTCGCTGAAAGAGATGATGAAGGTCATGGAGAATCATGCTCTGGATGCCTTTAAATACTTTATTAATACTCTGGGCATGAATAATGGAGTATTAGATGCTGTGATGCCTGATGGCAAGGTACGGAGAAAGGTCCCGAAGTTCATACATCCTTCATTTGCAGAAGATGAGGACTTCGAAAAAGCTGATTATGTGCATGGAGACGTAAAGAAGAGGATATTGTATGGAAATTAGAAAAGTGGCTAGCACCTTTAATGGTAAACAGGCTGAGAAGAAGCTGGTAACGAAGGTCATGGAGCGTTACCAGGCTAGTTACAGCATGAAAGATAGCTACGGTGTTCGGGAGAATGCCAAGCTTTTCCATGAGTATTGGGCTGGTGAGAATAATCCGTCTGAAGAAGGTAAGTCAAAGACTAATATCATACAAGCTATCATAGAG